TTAGGGTGTACAACGACCCACAGTTTTTATCAATCTTAAAAATGGGCTTTGAAAACTTATCGGTAAGTGATATAATCATAGATGACACTACATTTGCCGAGCCAATAATTCGCGTATGGTCAGATAAATTAGTAAGTCTATATCAGGGCAGGCTATATGAAAGATATGGGATTTATGACGGATCGCAGGTGTATTTGGATGGAATGCGCGAATACTTTAGCGAGGGTTTTCGTGCGTATGTACTAACTCCTGATCTATTGGCAAATAAGGATCGTGCGCTGTTTGAGTACATTCGGAGGTTGGTGGAATGAAGACAAAAGAAGAAATCCTAATGGCTAAGACTGCCAAAGAGGTCTTGGCGTGGATTCAGGCGCATCCAGACCAATTTGACGACAAAGTAGGAGAGTACTTCAATATGCTGGCTCGAAAAGAGATGGAATCAAGAGTCCCAGACTATAATCCCGATATTCACTATGATTTCTTGTGAAACAGGCCCTGCTTAAAAAGTTATGGGATTAGCTATGGAACACTATTCAAAAAGCTACCAGGAGGGGGATCGAATATGAAACTGAGCAAGGTGTCTATCACAACGGACGGCGTTCTGTCGCGGCTGCTGGTTGATGGAGTGGATATGTCCCATGCGATGTCTGTCACGTATACGCACAGAGGGGGTGACATTCCCCGATTGACCATTGTGCTGCCGGTTGAAGCCGCCTCTGTAGAAAGTACAGTATGTATCAACAACGAGAAATGCGGCCATACCGCTGGAGACGGCATGACCGCAAGGTCTATCAGCACTCTGCTTGCTGGTAAATAGGGCATCCGATTCCGGTTTGACCACAGGTTACGCAGCCGTGTTCTTTTTCATAAGCGCAGCTAAAAGAAAGCCGCCTGGTTAGAGCAGGGCCGCCAATCTGCTCATAAATATTGAAGCGGACTGTGATGCTGTTTTGCGTATCCTGTTCCGGGCAGTAGCCATTTATGGTTTTGTAGACATCCCGCATAATATCACCCCCTTCCCTAGTGGATTGTATCACAGGCCGAATGTTGTCGCAATAAGTAAAGGGGGCGCCGCATTGACTGACAAAGTAATCACCGCCATTGAAACAGCCTTGGCGCAGGGCCACCGCGTCCAGCTCAAGCAGTTGAAGGACGGCACGATCAAGGTGCAGATCGTGTTCCAGAAGGAACTAAAAATTACATAGCGTACCCACGGTATAATCGGATATCGGGAAGGGCCAATCGGGGTCAGCTTGCAGGGGAACTTGCAGGCTGGCCCCATTTTATTTTGAGGAAAAAGCATGGTTGGATTGTATTTCAAATTAAAAATAATGAGCCTGATTGTATGGACTGTGACAGTAGCGGCTGTTATCGTTTTCACAGTCGTTCGGCCCAGGAGGTGAAAGCAATGCTGGCCTACTACGGCACAGAGATATCAGAACACATGACGGACACGCCGGAGGGGTATCTGGTTTGCCGCGATGTCCCCATCGCCCGGACGGGGGACATGGTTTACCGGGCGGGGGAGTTGGAGCTGGAGGGCGACCCGGACCGGCTGGTGACAGTCCGCCGGGAAGAGGCGGAGGTCTTCTCGCCTGCGGCCATTGCCAGTTTCGAGGGCAAGGACGTCACCGCCGGGCACCCGGCGGAGATGGTGGGGCCGGAAAACCACGCCGCCTATACGAAGGGGCATGTCCAGAACGTGCGGCGGGAGGGGGACTACCTGCTGGCGGACCTGCTGGTCAAGGACGCGGCGCTCATCAGCGATATCAGGAACAACATCGTCCGGGAGGTATCCTGCGGCTACCACTGCCAGTACGTTCCGGACGGCTCCGGATACCGGCAGGCGCATATCCGCGGCAATCACGTAGCGGTTGTTTCCCGCGGCCGGGCAGGCCGCGAGGTTGCAATAAAAGATTCGGCGGAGGACGCCGGGAAAGGAAAAAGCATGAGTAAATTTTCGGAAGCCATCCTGAAAGCCTTTGGGATGGCCGCGCACGAAGCGGAGGATCCGGCGGCGGTTGAGGCCCTGATCCCCACAGCCGCCACTGCGCTGGACGCCGAACCCGCAGGAAAAGCGCCGGAGGCGGCACCCGCAGCGGCAGTACCGGCCTCAGACGCGGCCCTGAACAGTCTCAATGAGAAGATGGACCGGCTCATCAGCCTGATGGAGGCGAAGGACAGCACACCGCCCAAAGAGGATGAGCCGGACGGCGGAAAAGCCTTGGATGATCTGCTGGAGAATCTGGAGGGCAAACAGGCGGCTACCATCTCCGACGATGAGGACGGCGGCGAGAAGAAAGAGCCTGAGCCGCTGAGCGAGGAGGCCAAAGACGCGGCGCTGGCAATTCTGAAGAGCGTCCGGCCCGCCGTGGCGGCCATTGAGGACAAGGCGGCCAGGGCCCGCGTGACAGACGCGCTGCTGAACGCGGTGCGGGGCGGGGACGCCCTGGGGGCCATCACCAAAGCCGCCGGGCGCAATGCCCAGAAGGCCGCCGACGCGGCCAGCCAGAGCAGCTATGAAAAAATCTGTGCGGACCAGAAGGCGGCCTATGACGCCAGGAACCCGCACAAGAAACAGGAGGCTTAATTGATGGGACTTTATCCGCAGAATATCGGAACCACTATGCCCCACGGCTACGCGGGCAGCTATGCCCGCCAGCCGGATATGGTGGTCAACACGCGGCCCGCAGCGGCTGCGATCCCCTTCGGTACGCCGCTGAAGTACGACAGCCAGGGGCGCGTGGCCCCTCTGGGGGAGGGGGACGCGGCGGCGGCCTTTGTGGGCGTGGCCGCGCGGGAAATCAGGAGCGCGCTGACCTATCTGGACCAGAGCGCCGGGGCCTTCGCCGCCGGGGAGGCGGTATCCGTGTTCATGCGCGGCGCGGTGAACGTCAAGTGTCAGAAAGGCGCGCCGCAGCTGGGCGGCGCGGTGTATGTCCGGACCGCGGCAAACGAGAGCTATCCCACCGCTGCCGCCGGCGGCTTTGAGGCGGAGGCGGACGGGGCCAACACGGTTCAGCTCACCGGCTGTCAGTGGGCGGGGCCTGCGGACGCGGACGGCGTGGCGGAGCTGCGCATCCTGACTATGCAGAGCGCGTAAAGGAGGAGCAGACAATGAATCAGTTTCAGAACGTAGGTACTTTTGACGCCGGTGTGTTTACGCCGGGGCTGTCCGGCGGGTCCGCGCCCGGCGGCGTCCCCACGATGGACGCGGCGGGGATTGCCTCCGGCGGCGCGTTCCTGGTCTCCGAGCTGGAGAAACGGGACCCGCTGCTGCGCAAGCCCCTGACCAGCTACACCTATCCCAGGGACATCAATATCAATACCGGCGGCGGCTGGGTGGACTACGTGTCCGCTATGAGCGTGGCCTATGGCATCACCGGCGGCAGCGGCAGCGGGGCCGTCCATGCCGGCGGGGCCAACGGCATCCCCCTGGTCAGCGCCAACGTGGACAAGGGGATTTATAAGGCCCATGTCTTTGCCGCCGCGCTGCGGGTCATGTTCGTGGATATGCAGAAGGCCAATTTTGTTGGCCGCTCCCTGGACCAGATGCTGACGGACGGCCTCCGTATGGCCTACGACAAGCATATGGATCAGCACGTCTACATGGGCTTGGAGGAATACGGCACTACCGGCCTGCTCAACGATCCGGACGCTGCGGAAACCGTTGTCGCCAACGGCGCGAAGGGTTCTGCCAAGTGGGCGGACAAGACGCCGGAGGAGATTCTGGCGGACGTCAACGCCGCCCTGATGGCAAACTGGGCTGCGGCGGAGTACGATGAGACCGCCATGCCCAACCACATCCTGCTGCCCTATGAGCAGTACAGCGATATCCTCACCCGGAAGGTGACGGAGCTGGCCACGGAGACCATCCTGGACTTCCTGATGAAGAACAACGCGGCGGTCAAGAACGGCGGCTCCCTGTACATCGGCCCCACCCGTTGGTGCAAAGGAGCGGGTACCGGGAAGACGGACCGCATGGCGGTGTACGTCCACAACCCCCGCTTCCTGAGCATGGACGAGCTGGTACCTCTGAACCGGATCATGTCCAGCCCCAACGTGACCAACGTGTGCTATGACACCGCCTATATGGCGAACATCTCCCAGGTGCAGGTGCTGTACCCGCAGTGCATCGCCTACTACGACGGAATTTAAGGAGGAGTGGCCATGACCGTTTATTCCAAGAGAAATATTATCCTGCCAGGCCCTGGCGGGGAGAAATTCCGGATGAAAAAGGGCTATATCGGCCCGGCACCGGAGTGGGCGGAGAAATCCGCCTATCTGAAAGCGCTGGCGGCAGACGGGAAAGTCGTTATCACCGAAGAGGCGAAAAAGCCTAAGAAGCCTCCTGAGGGCGAAAAGTAATGCAGCCCCAGTTCCAGGGCGTACGGGAGGCCGCCGCCAACATCAGCCAGGGGCGGGGCTGCTATACGGCGGAAATGTTTCAGGAGGATTTTCCGCAGTTCTTCAACAAGGCCATGATCTGCCTGGTACCGTACGGGCTGCTGGGGGATTTTATCCGGCAGGCCAACGCGGCCGTCACGCCGGAGAGGTGGCGGGAGGGCTGGCGGTACGCGGCGGGGCTGTACGTGGCCCACAATGCCGCCCTGTACCTGCGGACCTTCGCGGAGAGCTCCGACACCCCCGCCCAGGCCGCGGCTACCGGGGCTACAGTGGGCGTGGTAAAGTCCGCCGCGCTGGGGGACAGCTCCGTCACCTATGACACCGACGCCCTCACCAAAGCCACGGCGGACTGGGGCGACCTGAACGCCACCCAGTACGGACAGATCCTGGCGACAAAGGCCCGCATGGTGGGCATGGGAGGGAGCTATGTCCTGTGAATTACGCTGACTGGTACACGGACCGTATGGACATCCGCCGCGTTGCGCCGGTACAGGACGGCGCGCTGACGGTACACCAGAGGACCGCCGTGGCGGAGGACATCCCCTGCCGGGTATACCGCAGCGGTTCCCACGGCCCCCGGTTCCAGCCCACCGCCGCCATGACGGAGGGGGAGGACAAGCTGGCCTGTGACAACCACGTGGACATCCAGGCGGGGGATGAGCTGCTGATCTACCGCGGCAAGGGCGTCGGGGCGCGGCATCCCGCCATCCGGGCCTTTGCCGGGGACCCGGTGTACTTCCATGAGCCGTTCGGCGCGATTATGCCGGGGCTGGCTCACCAGGAGGTTACGCTGCTGCAGCAGGAATACGCGAAGGGAGCTGTTGAGAATGGCGATGGGTGACGCCCTGCGGCGGCGTATGGAGGAGCTGGCGGCGCGGCAGCCGCAGATTGCGCCCCGGCTGTCCGCCATTGCCCAGGGGGCCACCCTGCGGGCCGTCGAGGCGGCTGTGGAGCGCACCCCGCCCAATGACGGCGGCCTGCGGGGCGTCAACATGATCAGCGGCGAGCTGGCCCAGCACTGGGCCACGGACAGCCGGGTGACGCCGGTACAGTCCGGGGACACGTTTGTTACCACGCTGGAGAACGACAGGCAGTATGCCAGCTACGTCAACGACGGCCACCGGTTGGATAAGCATTTCGTACCGGGGCTGTACATAGACGACAGCGGCCTGCTGTCCCGCGACCTGAGCCGGGACGTGGGCATGGTGGTAGGCACGAAGACGACCTATGTACCAGGCGTGTACATGAAGGAGGCCGGGGTGGACAAGTATGCGGAAGTTGCGGAAACGGAGCTGCGCAAGCTGGCCGGGGAGGTGCTGCGATGACCTTCACCATGCCCGCCCTGTCCCGGTCCCTGGCGGACTATCTGGCCCCTTCGCTGCCGGACGTGTCCTTTTACGCGGACCCGAACCAGCAGGGCACCGCCTCCCGCGCCCTGTTCCTGCGCCAGACCAACGCCAGGATCACCAGTCAGACGGGAGGCCGTTTCCTCCGCCGCCTGGGGCTGGATCTGGTGTACCTGGAGCAGCTGAATTCCGTGGACGCGGAGACCCGGTTACAGGCCGCTGCTGATGTTCTGGACCAGCGTATGGAGACGTTCCCCTATAGCAGCGGGGAGGAGAGGCCGGTGCTGCTGCGGACGTACGAGCGGCATTGGGAGATCATGGACAGTACGCTTCACTACAAATTCGATTTGCAGCTCTGGCTGACGTATCAGGAGGACGCGGCCCTGATGCAGTCCATTGAGGAGCTGAACATGGAGGTCGTATGAAGGAAAAAGATACGGAAAAGAAATATTCCACAGAGAGCATTTTGCAGGGCAAAGAGTTCTCGGGGTTTCAGCGGGAGTTCGCCCGTGCGCTGCTGCCGGAGAGCGCGTATACCCTCCGGGAGGCCAGGGCGATCCTGAACAGGTTTTTCAAAGGAGGTGACCGCTGATGGCCGGCGGCAATTGGACCGCGCAGAACAAGGTGCGGCCCGGCATCTACATCAATTTCAGCACCAGGGGCAGTCAGGCCCTGACCCTGGGCAGCCGGGGCACGGCGGCGATCTGCCGGGCGCTGAGCTGGGGGCCGGTGAGGGAGATCGTGACCGTTGACGCCGGGGCGGATACCACCGGCGCAATCGGTTGGGGCATCACCACGGAGCAGGCCCGGTTCCTGCGGGAGATGTTCAAGGGCACCGGCAGCACCGGCGG